AAAAGAAGTTGCTGATAATAGGCGAAATTGATAAGCTCAGCCTCTTAACAGAAGCTGCTAGCCAAGGAGTTGATGAACCGTTCCCCATGGCAAACTATTAACCAGCAGCAGTGACAGCCAATATTAGAACAATATTGGTGATATAATCTGAACCTATTTAGGTCCAAACAGTTTCAGCATTATCTACACCAGTTCCATCTGGTATATAAGCTTAAACAGTATTATTTCTACATATATATTATGGCCATCATATAGTATGTTAGAAACTTGCAAAAGCTGCAACGTATATCGATCTATAAGCTTCTTCATCAATATATTTTTCAAAAAGCCTATATGATTCTTCAAACTCTTAATCTAATTATTATTCTTATCCATATATATTGCCAAGTACGAACTTTGTGGTGTCTGTGATTTCAAATTCACAATCCATTTCATTGTGTTCTTTCAATTTAATTTAATCCTTGGCTTTTGCTAATAATTTTTATTAAACATTCGATAGAACTTCACCCTCTTAAACCTTATTGGCATAATGCATTAGAACTCTCCTATAAAATTATTCAATACAAGGGAACAACTTCAAAAGAGTTCTATTTCCATCTATCTACAACATTATGTATTCTGCTTTTGAAAGATTGTTGTCAAATTCAATTGGACAACTTTACATTTAGCAAATTGCTCTTCCTGGAGTTCTGTAAAGTATATGTTACATTTCACCTTAAATTTCAACAGGGACTAAATAACTTTATAAGAATTTTGATTAGTATACTCCTTTTCTTTTAACTACTTTAACACTAAGACCATAATCTTAATATTATTTAATGATCCAATCTTCCTATATATCTTGATTTGACATGAATAAATTGTCATCTCCCAACATAAAAGCCCTTGAAGTTTCAATACCTTTAAAGACGTGTTTAAAAGTGACAGCATTTATTAGAGTGTTACCCATACTAGTGTTTGGATCACCAGACTTCCTTCCATAATCTTAACTAACTTTAAGGGTGTATTACTTGCCTCTAAAACACAAGATAGAAGTTTTCTAATCTATGAAAGTTTTTAATATTAAGTCTTATTCTATTTTTGTATATTACTGTCCCTATCTGGTTTAGCTCCAAGCCTAGAAGAGAGTTTAATACCATGAGATTTCTAAATCGTAGTGCATTTTACCCTAAGAACTGTCAAATCCACTGAAATCCAATTCGTAAGCATAAGTATATGCACTACCTGTGTTTAATTTAAACTCTTTTTACATTAAGGCTCCAATTTCTCTAGAATTCATTGAGCTTGAATAGATTACTTCATAACCATCATATAGAATTTATTTAAATTCCTTATATATATTCTTGATGAAATGCTGTTAAAGGAGGGTTATACTATAACTCGATACTCCACTAATGACTCTGGAAGAAAAATCATCTTGGTTGCCTCCAATATATTTGTATAAGTATTCCAATTTGACGAAACCATCTCTATATATATGTTATCCTTTTTGGATAGTTCCGAAAACTTTTTCTCTACTATTGTTAATTTCATCAAGCGCATTTTAATATCTTATTTTCTTCTATCCTTTATATAGATCCACTATATTTTATAAACTCAAGTCTTACAAGTTTTATTTATTAACTTCTATAACTTTAGAACTACTTTCATAATTTTTGTTTGGGATTATTTTGTCTTAACATAATCTATTAATAACAGAATTGACTATTGCGGTTCCTGTTTTAGTTTCTCCAATTTACTTCATATTATAATTAGCCAGAGGACCTATAATATTGGCACAAGGTTGAGTTTAATCTTAAGGAAAAACTTCTATTACTTCTTTCTTCAACTCGTCTATTGATAAAAGTCTACCAGCCTTGTTACTATTGCAAACTAACTCCAATTTCGTAACTCCACCACCTTACTCAGCAGACCTTTTGAAATTTTAGGTAATATCTGATGAAACCTAATTTTGTATTTTCTCCGGTTTGGTGGGTTTAATATAATCTTCAGTTGTTTTAGTTTACTACACATCTTATTATACAATTTTTCCAGTTAATCTAGAATATACAGCTTAAAGAAATCCAGCTTATTTATCATTAAACCTAGAATCTAAAGTATTTTTGAAAATACACAAATCTTTCTTATATAAAGATAACTGGTTGGAAATAGCTAAGACTAAGAATGATTATATTTTGAAACAAGTTTCAATATCAATTTCTGGTGAGTTATACTTATCTACAAAAATTCTAGTTTATTCATCTAATTTTTTGTACTATGCCTCATCAGTCTACCAAGTTCTAAAATTGTCCCTTACCATACTAGCTATTCTTATTGTGTCAAAAGTGACATCCATAGTTGTGCATTTTTCTGCCAATATTCTTAAAAGACTTGGTGGGAAATACATTGGGAATTGATAGCTCTTGACTAGTCTATTATAATTAAAGCCCACTATACTACATATTTTCTTGAAATCAGTAATTTAGACTCTTAATTCATATTTCCCTATGTCATTGCCTTAGTCTGGGTTGATGTAGAATTTATTTGATTTATGAGATCTGATCAATATTGAACCTTCTTCTGCAAAATTTGAAACTATATAAGTTTTGAAACCATATATCTAAATGCTTTTATTGGCTATTATAGTTCCTGACTATATACCTATTCTAGAGAATAAGCTAGCTAATTAAGTAGTATCATCTAGCATTGGATATAAGAATTTTTCTGTATCAAAGTTATCATCAGGTTCAGTATTAGGGAAAATGATTGGATAAACAAAGAATTGTCCAGATTCTTCTAATTTTTCTGCAATATACTCAGCAGAATAATCTTTTCTTTAATGTTCTTTGTAACATTTATTATCTCTAGATAAACCTAAGTGAGTCATGAATCTTGTTAAACATTCTTTATATCTTAGTTAGCCTTTTTAGTCTCTTAGGTCTATATGAACACAAGAACTAGTGACATTTATTTTTGATTTTTCCAAAATGGCTTTCTCAGCTAACTATTTTGCTTTTTCTTTTTGTAAAATGTCCTTTTCTAAACTTAATTTTTCTTTTTCTATGACTTCAGGAATCACCTTGTCTTCTACATCAACAAGTTCTTGTTTCTTTTCTTTAATAGGTTCTTATTTCTTTTAAATTATTACCTAAGGTTTTAAAGGTTTATATATTTCTTCTTTTTCTGTTTTTAACTATTAATTAAGGTCTTTAATCAAGTCTTCAGAAGTATATTCTTCAATTGGTTAGAATTGTTCATATTCTTATTTTAACCTTTCTAATTCATCTAGTTTTTCACCTTTTTAAATTTTATTTAATTTAAAATCTCCTCTTTTATTACTAAAAGATTTTGAATCCGTTGGATTCTAAGGTTGTTAACCTTTAAATTTAAATTTCGTTTAATCTTTTCTTGTGTTAGTACGTTTTGTATTTCTGTCGTTTTGTCG